AATATTAATAAAAAAACATTAATTAAATATATTAATTTATAATTGGAACCAATTAATTTATAATTGGAACCAATTAATTTATAATTGGAACCAATTAATTTATAATTGGAACCAATTAATTTATAATTGGAGTCCATTTTTTAAACTTATAATTGTAATTACATTTATTAACAAATATTTCGTGTTTATCGCCCATCATTTTGCAATAATGAGACGTTTTAATGTCCGGAATATGACAGATACCTACATAATTATTTCTATCAATATTTAAATACAGTTTTGTTTCATTAGTATTATACTTATAAATTTCAAATACATCTGCAATATTTGTTTTTCTTAAAACAAAATCATCTATAAGATGAACGTCTAATTGATTTTTATGAGACATTTGCAAAGGTATGGATGGAACACTCAGGCTTGAATATTTTTTACAAACGAGTTCATTTGGTGTATTATTACGAAGCAAATTAAAATCATTATCGTTAATAAACAAGTAAGTTTTGCCAGATTTTTCTGGTAGGAAGATAAATCCATTAATTTTCAATTTACTTTTCTTAATTTTATTAAAGATTAGGTCGCCCATTTGTTCGAAAGTATAAATACCACATAATTTAATACTAAAATTTTGATCCAATCCATTATTCAAAGATGGCAGTATTTGTTCTATCATTTTAACTTTATCTGGTAGATTTTTATTTAACATTTTTTCACCTCCATAAATATACATGTCTTGAATTAAAAATGCAAGCTTATTAACATTATCAATGTTATTAATGATGAATTTACCATCAAAGACTGTTAATGGATATAGATTATTATTAAGTTCTTGTGAAATCTGAAAAGTAAATAATTTAAATTGATTTACGACCATTTGATTTCTATATTGTTTCAAATCTCTTTTATAAATAATGGCTTGATATTTTACATTTGATAACTCACAAAATATAATCCAACAATTAGATCCAATAATATGAGGTGTTATATATGATGTTTCTTTTTTAATAACATCTAATGACTTATGGTCTAACATTTGATATCTAAAACTATTAATATTGAGTTCTTGATAGATCAGACTAATAATACTATTCTTAATATTATTATTAGTATTTTCAACGAAGTTATATAAGTTCAATGAAATTTCCATATATGTGTATATATACAGTTATATAATTTGTATTTTAAGTATATTTAAAATCAATTTTTTTTAATTTTTTACAAACTATAATTATCAAATTTGGATCCATATTCATTATTTCCACCAAGCGTCCAACTATTGGGACTCAAATTATTTGGAACCATATTGTCTAATTTATCATATTGTTTATAATTATTAGAAGTTATTTTATCATATTTTTCCCAAATAGTTAAATTGTCATCTTCAGCAAGTGCTTCTTTAAAACAATTAGGATTGATGGCTGGGTTAGTAGAATTCATATTAGTATCTTTAGAGTTGAGTATATTAGTGGAGAGTGGTTGTCGGTCGATATCTTGAAAATATTCACTATTATTATATTTATCATATTTGTTATTAATTTCTTCTTCTAATTCATTAAACATTTTTTCTTTATCAACATCATTCAAAGATTTGAGACAACTTTTAAATTTTTTGTCATTAATATTATTATCAATGATAGGAGTTTTTAATAAATTATCAACAATTTTGTCAAGATGATCGTTACCAATTATTTTTGAGTCCGCACTCGAATAACTTAAATTGTCATCATACTCAAAAATATCAATATTATCATTAAAACGGACGTGTTTATCTGTATATCTTTTTGAATCCAAATTACTCACATCATTAATATCGTTTATTGTATTATTTTTTTCTTCTTTAATTATCTTACTTGTAGGACTTTTAGCAGATGAGAAAAATTCTTTAACATCATTCGAGAAAAGACGGTATATTAAAACAACAACAAGGACACCAATAAGTATGTATTTAATATTCATGATAGATAATATATATATATAAATATTTTATAAAGAATTAATAAATTTATTTAATTTAAAATAATAATTCGATTAAACTTGAGTAATTGTATAATTACAAATCCTAATAACAATCCATAGAACAGTGGAGGGATATAGTTTAGTTGATTCATATATATTTAGTAATGATATAATAAATTATATTATTATTAATTATAATTTAATATTTTTATTTTTATTTTTATAAGAACTTATGACATTCTTTATCAATAAAATTATTTTTGATTAGAATTATATTTTTTGTGTTGAAATACAGATAGATGAGACTAATATTTAGTCCAATTAAGAAAAATAATATATCTGTTTTAGAAAATCCCATATATATAAGAATATAAATTATTTATATATATAATACAAAAAAATAAATAAATAAAAATACCTATATTAAGACTATTATATAATAATTATTATTTATAATGGCAAGTTATAAAAGAGACATTGATTTTTTTTATTATACACCAATCAATACAAAAATTAATCCACAAATCTTTAAAGATTATAGCGATAATGTCAGTAAAGAACCGATTAGTGAAAAGATTGCAGATCTAATGTCAAATGTTGAAAATATGATTGTATCGTCTAATGCATTTAAAATGCAAGAGAATAGACCGACAATCAATCATATGAAATGGCAAATATATAAAGTAAAAAAGATACCATTGACGAGTTTGTTTATGATATTGAATAAAATAAATAATGATAATATAGATAATGTGATTGAAGAGACATTACAATATAAAATATTTACCCAGTCTGAAATAGTTCAGATAGCGGATGTATTTTTAGGGAAATGTATAATGGAGACGAAGAACGTGTCAAATTATATAAAGTATTTAAAATCAATAATGGAAAATAAATTGTGGTATGTATATGATGTTGAGAAGAGAGTAGTAAGTTTTAGAGACACAATAATTGATCGTTTAGAGAATGAATATAACAGATTAACTAGAATTGCAGGTCATATAGAAGATGTATTTAAAAATCAAATCAAGGACGATACAATGTTAAATAAATTAGAGGGTTCAGAAGATTATTTGAAAAAGAAGAACATCATATTAAGTTTAATAAAGTTGATAGGTTCATTTTACAATGGTAAAATTATTAGTACAAGTTTATTAGAAAATATATTAGATAATTTGAGACATCAATATGATGATAATCAAGAAACAAGAAAAATATATTTAGAGCTATGGTTAAATTTATGGGAGAATGTATCATTAAATTTGAATAAAAACTATAGATTAATATATGGGAGTAATTATGATTGGTTAAAGACAAAATATGAAGAGTTAGTTAATTGGACGATGGATGAAGATAGTGTGGACTCAAAACCGTGGGACATTATGAGATTAACAACATTGATAGAGAAAAGTTTGAATAAAAACGATATTTCAAATCATCAATCTGAAGTATCAAATGTTTCTACTAATAAAAATGAAGAATTGACAATATTTAATATCAATGTGGATGAAATGAATGAATTATTTGAGGATGATAATGATATTGCATTTAATTCATTCAAGATGAAATACAACAAAGAAACATTAGACAAATACATTACAAAATATTTGTTAGAAAATTGTGAGGCTTCAATATTAAAAAAGTCGATATCAAAAATAGTAAAACATTTTGTAACTAAAAAAGAGTTGGAGGATTTAATATCAAATGTTTTGAATGATGATGAAATCATATGTGATTATCCATTATTTAAGAAAAATATTATGCAATATTTATAAAAAAAATTGATTTATATATTATTTAATATAAAGATTATATATATTTTTTTATATTAAATGGGACGTAGAAAACTGGATGAACATGAAAAGGTCGCAAGATTAAATGCGAGAAAAGAGTTAAAACAGACAAAGAACAGTTTAGTAAAAGAAGACAATATTTCAATATTATCTGAAATAAAAACAGAGGTCGATGGTGAAATTATGGCAAAATTGAAACGTGGTAGAAAATCAAAAGCGAAATCAACAGATCAATTTGCAAATGACGAATTAGCAAATAATGATTCAAATGTTGATTTTTTTTCAAGCATGACAAAAAAAGATGATGTCAATTCAAACATAACTGTATCAATTTATCCATCATTAAAGCCAGAAGAAAAAATAATAAATAATCTTCCCTGGATTGAAAAATATAGACCGAACAAGATAGAAGATATAATACTAGATGATTGTTTAAGGAATAAATTAAAAAATTTAGTGAATATTAATGATCTATATGATGTTTCAAATTCAAACGAAATATCTTGTTTGCCAAATTTAATAATAACTGGATCACCTGGAACAGGTAAAACAAGTACAATGTTTTGTATAGCGAAACAGATTCTGGGTGATAAGTATGGAGAAGCATTATTAGAATTAAATGCTTCAGATAATAGAGGTCTTGAAATAATCAATAATAGCATTATTCATTTTTGTAAGAAGAAAATCAATGGAATATTAGATGGTTCAAATGATAATAATAACATTAAAAAAATTATTATATTTGACGAAGCAGATAACATAACACGTAAAGCACAAAACGTATTAGCAAACATGATGGAAGAATACGGAGAATCAACACGATTTTGTTTTACTTGTAATGATTCAAGTAAAATAATAGAATCAATTCAGAGTAGATGTTTGATTTTACATTATAGACCAATGAATAGAGATAATATTAAAAAAAGACTTGATATGATATGTCAAACTGAAAAAGTTAATTATGATGAGAAGGGATTAGAGGCAATAATATTTATAAGTCAAGGTGACATTAGACAGGCAATTAATAATTTGGAAGCTACATATAATAGTTATAATATGATAACAGAAGAAAATGTATATAAATTGTGTTATCAACCTCATCCAAATACAATTATAAATTTGATACAAAAATGTGCTTCTCGTAATTTAATTCAAGCGATAGAAAAACATGAGGAATTAAAAGAGCAGGGATATTGTAATAGTGATATATTACAAACAATGTCAAATGTACTTAAATTAATAAATATAGACGAACATATACGTATTAATTTTATAAAAATAATATCTGACACATATTTGAATGTATCGGAAGGTGTAGATACAAGTCTTCAAATGTATTCTTGCATATCAAAAATGATTGCTTATATAAATATTTTTAAGAACATGCAATCATAAAAATTTTAACATTATTATATTTTTTTGGTTATGTATGGATTGTTTTTGATAAAATCATATTTTTTTATATCAGGATTTTTTTTCTTATTAAACTTGCTTTCAATAACCAATACTGGCAATTTATCTTTTAGATTACCAGATGTTGCTTCTAATATAGGACTTTCTATTTTTTTATTTGTACTGTTCGAACTTTTCGAACTTTTTGAACTCTTACTATTGTTTGACATATTATCATATTCTATCTTGTTTATTGGTGGTAAATATAGCGATGTATCTTCTTCAGATATCGTCTCAAGATAACTGATCTGGTTTTTTGTATTAATAACATGGTTTTCACTATTACTCTCACTTTCACTTTCACTATCACTTTTTGTTTCACTTGTCTCATCTTGTTGGTCGTTATATATTTTTACATTTTGTATATACAAATTGTTTGAGAAAAAATTTGGCGGTACTGTTGATTTTGTTTCGTCATTACTATTATTATCATTATAATTATTATTATGTTTATTTAGTTTGGCATTGATAGAATGAAGTTTAATTAATGTGTTTAATGGATTTTTAAGAAACACATTAGAATGGTCTTTGATTTCATTATTATGAGAAATAATATGTTTATATTGATTTTCAATTAACTTTTGAACTGAATTACAATTATCTTCACTTGATTTTATCTGATTTAATTCTAATATTGAAATTTTAGAGTCCATATGTGTCCCTCCTATATTATCAATGTGATGAACGAATGATGTTATTAGTTTAATATAATACTGTTCTTGAATTTCATTCATATCTGGTACTTCCTTTTTCAATAATGATAGCAGAGATTGGATTAAAATATTTGAATCAATGAAACTGTCATTTAATTGATTTTCACCAACTAATAACCATGCTAATTGTAACATAGGATGTTCTATACGAATAGCAGACCCTAATATGGTGTTTTCTAATTTTATTATTTCTACAATTATTATATTAATTTCCTCAAACATATGGTGTATATTCATGATTATTTTTGAAGGAGGATTACAAATAATAATAGATAATTTAGCGAAGCATCCGATAGTTATTTTAATAGCATTTAATTTTTTTAATAATTTTTCAAAATCTCTTAGCTTGAGATTTAGATTATTTAATAAAGCAAATTTAAGAGCGTGTTGAATTGGAATTCCATTATTATATATTACATGTAATCTATTAACTGAATTTGATAATGTTTGCATTGCATGTAAATATACTGGTAATTGATCTTCCATTATATTTTTTAATTCTCTCAAAGCATTAATTTCTCTAATTATTATTAATATTGAGTCTTTTATTACACATAGTGCAGTTCCTGCGTGTTCCATTTATATATATATATCAATATTATATTAAATCATAATATTATACGCACTATTATGATTTAATTATTATATAAAGAAATATTAATTTTTTAATTAATCATCAATAAAATCATCATCTAAGTCATTTTTATTACTATTATTGTTAGATGCTGAATATAAGAATGGTTCAAATGGTTGAATAGTAGTATCAACAACATTAAACCATTCAACACGATATTCTTTTGACACATAATCTGCATATCTTTTTTTTCCTTGATTCATAAAGACACTAATATTATCAACAATATCATAAACAGTTGGTATATATGTTCTTTTATCAGCTTGAACTCTTAAAATACGACCAATTGATTGTGTAATGCTGCTTTTAGGTGTTGCTAAAATTAATGTATCCAAATCTTTGATATCTAAACCTTCTGCAGCCATTTCAAATGTTGCTAAAATAAGAGGTTTAGTTTCAGATTCTTTTAATTTTTTTTCTTTCATTCCACCAATATAATAGCCAATCAGATCTTTCCATCTTTTATCCCTGTTTTGTAATAATTCATCTATCAACTTAAGATGATTAATACGATTTGATAAAATCAATACTTTACGGAACACTATATTTGGTTCAACATTTAACAGATGTAAATTATCAAACAAGAGACCTTTTCTACAATAATTATTATTTGTGTCAATATTAATATTCCCTTCCAATTTATATGGTATTATCGGAAATATATTATCTATTAATTTTAAAATAAGTTCAGTTCGCGGCATTAATTCGGTTAAATTTGTAACCATCTTTGCCATATTCATCTGTTTTGTCCTGAAATTAAATATCTCTTTGAACTGTTTATTCTGCACACTCAATCCATATTTATATATTTTTATATTAACAGATGTATCAACATCAGCACCTTCATAATACATTGATTTACCTAAATGCCAATAAAACACTTTTTCAAGTTTATCTTTTCTTTCGGGGGTAGCAGATAGACCGAGGGTGTAAGGAGCTTGAATTTTTAACAATGCTTTAGAAAACACTTTAGCACCTAAATGATGAACTTCATCAAAAATCACGACTGGAAATCCTTCAAATATATCTTCATCATATTCTTTTAAACAGATTGATTGTAACATTCCAATAACAATATCCTTGTTCTCAATATCAATCTTATTTTGTTGAATAATACCAATACGAGCCGTCGGAACGTATTGAGCGATCCTCTCCTTCCACTGATTTACTAAAAATTCTTTATGAACTATAATTAACATTGGAAGACCAATTTTACATCCAATATACAGTCCCATACACGTTTTACCTTTGCCGGGTGGTACAGTCATAACACCGCCACCGAATGATTTGAGAGAGCCATTCGCATTCATATAATTTTTCATACAGATATCAATAATAGGTATTTGATAATCTCTCAAAGTTCCATTAAATTTAAGATTAGTTTTTCTAATTTTTGAATTATCTATTTGAACTGAATTTGGAATACCAAATTTTTCAATACCATAGTATTTAGGTAATAACATCTTATTAGAACCTTCTTGAAAAATAGGAAAAGGTTCTTCAGGTTTAACATTATATTTATTATCTATAAAAGGTTTGACAGTGAGTTCATTCTTTAAAATAGTTAAGAAATCTTCAGACCATTCACTCTTTTTAATAAGATATCCGAAACTATGCATTATTGCAGTTTTGTCAGTTAAGTCCATTGTATATATATATCATACATTATGCATTAAATATTTAATATAAAATAAATCAATTTTTTGTAGATCACTTAGAGAAATTATTATATATACATATATAATATATACATGAACGTCCAAAATATGAAAGATGAATTTCGTAATTATACGTTTGATAACTGTCGTAAATTATTCGAACAAGAATATTTAACAGTTGCTAGAGTAGTGGATATATATGATGGAGATACTTGTACCATTGTAATGAAATTTAATGATGTATATAACAAATTTACAGTAAGATTGAATGGTATAGATACTTGTGAGATGAAAGCTAAATCTGCTGATAATAAAAGAAAAGCATATTTAGCTAGAGATAGATTATATACATTAATTACAAATGATGCAATTCCGAATAATTCAATTCCAAGAAAAATGATTCGAGATGTATTGAATAGAGAAGTATATTTAATTAATTTATGTGTTACAGGAACAGATAAATATGGACGATTGCTTGCTGATTTATATGGATTAGAAGATGTATCTAAAACACGTTCATTTTCATCTGTTTTATTGACAGAAAAACTAGCATATTCATATGATGGTGGTACAAAGAAAACGGAAGAAGAACAATTAGATTAAAAAAAAATAATAAAACAATTAAAAAAATTAATTATGTGAAGTAAATATATAATAATATATGTCAGAATCATTAAATTCGTTAAATTTGTCAGAAATGGATAACTCACTAACAGAAATATTAAAGAACGAGTATGTATCAACATTTTTTATAATGTTAGTATCATTATATGGAGGATTAATAGCACCAAAATTAAATTATAGAATTGCGAAGTTTTTAGACACACAATTATTTAGTTTATTATCATTATTAGTAATTGGATATGTGGCAACAAAAAATCACAGTATTGCAATAGTGTGTTTGCTAGCATATTTGATAACGATTAATACGATTAATAAACACAATGTAAATGATGTACTTCTGAGCGTTATTGTTGTTAATAAACCAGTATCTCCACGAAGAGAGAGAAAACCAGTATCTCCTAGGAAAGAGGAAAAACCAGTATCTCCTAGGAAAGAGGAAAAACCAGTATCTCCTAGGAAAGAAGAGAGATCGTCCAATATAGTAGAAAAAATGGAAGAGGAAATGGAAGAGACATTTGGTATAGAAGGATTTAATATGACAGATATATATTCTAATTTTTAGACAATTAAGCAAATATTATTTTCTATTATAAAATAAATGATATTCAACAATAATTTATTAAATATAGTAGTGGTTGTATTATTATTAAAAATAGTGTATGATTACAAGAAACAGAATGAGAATTTCAATAACATGTTCAAAAGTCAATCAACGGTAGAAGGGTTTCAAGTATCAAGCCCATCTTTATTAAAAGTTCCTGCAATAGTAGTAAAGAACATAAAAGAAATGGTATCTAGAGACGTATTGAATGATATTAATAGAGAGTATGAAAAAACAAAAAATGAATTAGAGTCAAGACAACCAACAATAAAACAATATTCAGTATTTGCACCAGAACCATTAATAAGATATACTCCAATTAAAAATATTGGACCATTTGATGTATTAACGAATGAAAAATATTATTTATCTATAAAATCGTCTTAAAATAAATAATTCAAATAAATATAATTATAATTTATATATATATATATTATAATTATGGCACATAAGTCGAATAAAGCAAAAGACAAGGTAGTCTTTAATGGTTCGAGATTTTTAGAAATGAAGAAAGATTTTGAGAATGATTGTAGTGGATATGAGTATATACCAGACACAATAGAGAGAACATCCACTACGATTGCGATTGGTGATATACATGGAGATTTAGAGGTTGCTATCAAGGTATTGGAATTAGCGAACTGTATAAAAAAGGTTTCAAAAGATACAGAAAACAGTGTAACTCTCAAAAACAACGATAATGAGGACGAATATTATGTATGGATAGGAGGTGATACACAAGTAGTTCAAGTTGGCGACCAAGTTGATCGTTGCAGACCGATTGGAGATCATTTATGTGTTTTACCGGATGCGACAGTAGCGGATGAGGCATCCGACATAAAAATATTAAAATTTTATACAGCAATGAATAAAGAGGCTAGAAAGGATGGTGGTAGATTAATAAGTTTATTAGGAAATCATGAGATAATGAATGTATCAGGAAGGATGCAATATGTATCATTTCTGGGTCTATTAGATTTCTCACCAAATGCTGATTTGACACAAATTAATTCAGATAATATAAATGATTTTATAAAATACACCGATGAAGGATTGAAAAATAGACGTGCAGCATTTACAAATAATGCGAAGGCAAAAAGAGACGAGCCATTAAATGAATTCTTGGCTTGTACCCGTCAAAGTGCAATTATAGTTGGTGATTTATTGTTCGTTCATGGAGGTGTAATACAAAAACTAGCAGAAACATATAACATAGATGATATTAATACATTGGTCCGTAAATGGTTATTAGGTAAATTAGATGACGAAATTAATTTAATAAAATTATTAAAAACAAAAAAAGAACGAAAACTATTGGGAGGGTTTCAAGATGATGATGAGGATGATTCAAATAATACAAAAGACAGTAAAAAAATAATTAAGTATAAAGAGAGATTAAAGATGATATTAAGCTCAGGTAGTAAAGGGATATCACCATTTTGGAACCGTTTGTTAGGTAATTTGCCTGCAGATATAATGGTAGAAGAGTATTCAGAAGAAACAAGAAAAGATATTGAGTCAAGATGTGATAATATATTAAATCCAGTATTTGAAACATTTAATATTGGTGGTATAGTAGTAGGTCATACACCACAAATGACAGAAAAATATGGTATTAATTCTGCCTGTAATAAACGTATATGGAGAACAGATATTGGTGCATCT